TTAGTAGTAGTCATGCTTGAATCGATTGTGAAAACATAACGATTCAGAAGAACGGAAAAAAAAGAGAAAGCCATCTGAGCGAAAAGCGAGGATTTTCAAGGTCGGAAATGAAAAAGTGAAAACTTTGAGCGAATGCTGGGCAGAAGCTCACTGCAACAATATCATTCAACAATGAGTCGCGAAGCGCCGATGAAGTACTGGATGGTTACGCAGAACAACCCAACCGAGGAGGACGTTCCTCCGAATGTGTGGCCTGACGTCGAGTTCGTCGTCTGGCAGCACGAGCGTGGCGAGAATGGAACTGAACACCTGCAGATCTACGTGGTCTTCGTGGGAAAGAAACGCAAACAGTGGTGCATTGAGAATTGCACTGGCCTTGGCCGCGGACACTGGGAGCCGCGCAACGGCGCGCATGAACAGGCAGTCGCGTACTGCCGCAAAGAAGAAAGCCGCATTCCTGGCGACGGGCACGGCCCGTGGACGTATGGGTCCGAAGCGAACATCCCGAAGAAGAAGGGCGAACGCACCGATCTCAAGCGCGTTTACGAGAAGCTGTCGACCGGCTCGACCGAGTTCGACATCATGACCGATCCGGATCTCTTTCCCGTCTGGGCTCGCTACTACCGCGCGATCGAGCGCTACGAGCTGCTCAACCAGCCCAAGCGCAACTGGATCACCTTCACCCAGGTGTACTGGGGAACCAGCGGCTGCGGCAAGACGCGCCGCGCCCACTACGAGGCGAGCCTCAAGGACGACGGCACGGTCGGCGAGCCGTACTACGTCCTGCGCAAGCCGCAGGGCAGCGCCGTGTACTGGGACGGCTACAAGGGCGAGAAGCACATCATCATCGACGAGTTCTACGGCTGGATTCCTCGCACCATGATGCAGGTCCTCTGCGATCGCTACCCGGCGATCATCGACACCAAGGGCGGAGCCCGCAACTTCACCGCCAAGAAGATCTGGATCACGTCCAACGACCCTCCCGAACAATGGTGGCACCGCGCCGGCCTCGGCGCGATGACTCGCCGTCTCACGGGCGAGTTCGGAGCCGTCGAGCACATGACGCTCCCCTGGGCGCCGCCTGGCGAAGTCCCAGCCCCTCTGCCGATGGTGGTGCCGCCGATCTTCCCCGAGCCCGGCCCACGCGCCGTGATCGTGCCCATGCTCGTCCAGATGGAGCGCCACGCCGCCGAAGAGGCCGCCGAAGCCATGCACTACGAGCAGCTCGTGCTGGCTGAAGAAGAAGAAGGCCGCCGCATCTACGACGAGTGGATGCAGCAGTTCCAGTGAAGTCGGGAGATTTGTGTCTTGGGAGATTTGTGTCTTCAGTTGTCGGAGTAGCGGATGCGTCCGTACCACGTCAGCGTCGGCTCGGCGGTGGTGATCTTGCCGTTCTGCGCGAACATGATGTAGATCGAACCCGACGTGATGTCGCCGATCGTGCCGGCCGAGCCCTGGTTGAAGATGGTCTCGAGGTTCAGCTTCTTGTAGCAGGTGCCCGCCACTGAGTACTCGCCGTTGGTGCTCACCGTCGGCGTGATGTGGTCGTACAGGGTGATGAAGCGGTCGCGGTTCGACAGATTGTTCGGGCGGTTGAACTCACTCGCGGCGAGAACGTCGGTGTTGTTCGGTGCGAACGCGTTGGCCTGCTTGTCGTAGAAGATGATGATGCGCGCCGGCGAGCCACCCACACTGGTCGCGGCCAGCGAATAGGACCAGCGAACGTACAGGCTCTTGAGCACCACCTTGCGGCCGATGCGCGTGCTCGCGTCAGAGCCGTTGGCGAGGCCGTTCATCAACGTCGTCGCGCCGGGCGCCGTGAACGTGGCCGCGGACGCCGTCAGAGTCGTGCCAGACTCGACAAACTTCAGCTCGGGACCCTGCGACGGATTGGCCCAGCCGCCAGTGCGGATCGCCTGACGAGCAATCGGACCCATCGTGCGAATCGACTTCGGAATACGCGCGACGTAGCGCTTCTTGCCCGAGTACAGGCTGGCCGTACCGGCCTTGGCCGAGTAGGCACCATAAGAACGTTTGCGATTTGAGCTCATCTTTCAACTTTGTTGTGGAATTCGCGCAGCGAATTCTTGGGGGGGCCGAAAAACCGAGGTTCCGAGGTTTTATTATTACCCCCCCAACCTTGGAACCGGGAACCGGTTCCAAGGCGCGAGCGAAGCGAGCGCCACCATTGAGAGGGTTACATATTGATATGAAACCCGATAAATTCCATACATAATATGAACTCGGGAGATTTGTGTCGACACAAATCTCCCAACTATGAATAAGCGTTTAGAGGCCAACTATAACGCTTACCACCAGATGGCACTTGCCCAAGTGCCAGCTGCACACATTCAGCTCGCATTCGAAGAAGGCGATCTCCTCAACGTGCAGGACGAAGTCATGCGCCGTTACTGGCAACACGTGCGGGACCTGTTACGCAAAGTGCCAGTGTTCGATCGCAAGATCGAGTTTCTCGCCAACTTCTACGAGAAGCCTGCTCACGAAATTCTTGATGCCATCGCGACAGCGCATTTTCCGCGGCTCACAGTCGCGGTGACACAAATCTCCCACAACTGGCTTCGTGCTTGGATCAACGATCTGTATCGAGCAGCTCAAGAACAATTGGAAGGAGCAGTTTAAAATTCAGTTCGTCGTCGTCCCCGTCGACAGTGTACGTCAGCTTGCGCTTGGTTCCGGTCGAGCTCGCCGCGACGCCAGCTTCGTCGTCGATAGCGTAGCACGCAGCGCTGTCCAGTCGCTCGGGTTCTTCCTCATATGAGCCGGACTCTGAGAGTTCCTCGTCGCAGGTCAGATCGATCACCTTTTGCGGCGCGTCGTCGTCGAATGGGCCTTCGCCTTCTTCGTCCTCAGACGCCACGGCCATGAACACCGCGCGCATGAACTTTTCGTTGATGTTCTTCTGCTCACTCACCTCACGGCCCATCTTGACCACGTCGAGAATGTCGCAGTGCGTGTTCTTGGCGATGTCGATGATCGTCCAGAGGTGCCCGACCGACGGGCCCGACTCCGTCTTGCACATCTCGCAGAGCTGCTGCCACATGCGAACGTCTTCGCTTGTGTAGCCGTCGCGAATGCGCGCCTCCAGGTAGCTGGTCTTAGTAGTAGTCATGCTTGAATCGATTGTGAAAACATAACGATTCAGAAGAACGGAAAAAAAAGAGAAAGCCATCTGAGCGAAAAGCGAGGATTTTCAAGGTCGGAAATGAAAAAGTGAAATTTTTGGACGAATGCTTCCTCGGAAGCCATTGCACCAATTCTCATCAAACATGAGTCGTCAGTTCCTCCAGTATTGGATGTTCACCATCAACAACCCGCAAGAAGAAGACATCCCGCCGAACGTGTGGGATGACGTCATGTACGTGATCTGGCAGCACGAACAAGGCGAGAACGGAACGGAGCACATTCAAGGCTACGTGGCGTTCAACATCAAGAAGTCGATCAGCTGGCTCAAGGCCAACTGCGACGCACGTGCGCACTGGGAAGGGCGCAAAGGTACGCATGAGGAGGCGAAGGCGTACTGCTCGAAAGAGGACACTCGCCTCGACGGCCCGTGGACGTGGGGATCTGACGACAAGATCCCGAAAAAGAAGGGCGAGCGCACCGACCTCAAGCGCGTGTACGAGAAGCTGTCGACCGGCTCGACCGAGTTCGACATCATGACCGATCCGGATCTCTTTCCCGTCTGGGCCCGCTACTACCGCGCGATCGAGCGCTACGAGCTGCTCAACCAGCCCAAGCGCAACTGGATCACGTTCACCCAGGTCTATTGGGGAACGAGCGGCTGCGGCAAGACGCGCCGCGCCCACTACGAGGCGAGCCTCAAGGACGACGGCACGGTCGGCGAGCCGTACTACGTCCTGCGCAAGCCGCAGGGCAGCGCCGTCTACTGGGACGGCTACAAGGGCGAGAAGCACATCATCATCGACGAGTTCTACGGCTGGATTCCTCGCACCATGATGCAGGTCCTCTGCGATCGCTACCCGGCCATCATCGACACCAAGGGCG